CATAAATGGTTAAAGGTATATAAAGATGAATCTGAACGATCAGCTAATGAACACTGTAACCACCTGTTTATCTCAAAGCCAGCTGCTTATCGAGCAATTGCCCCAACAGGGACAATCGGTATCCTTGCAGGTTTGATTGGCCTGCTTTTTACAGTAATGTAATCAAAACAAATTGGGTGAATTCAGGGAACACCTAAATTTCACTTGACTTATTCCTATCTATATGGTACAATATACGTATTGAACCTAAGAAAGGAGTAAGAATGAATAAGTATAATCAACTAACAGTATTAGAAGAAGTTAATCAGAATAAACGTTGGATGTATAAAGTTCAATGTGATTGTGGTAAAGTGGAAATCAAAAGAAAAGATTGGGTTATATCAGGACGTACAACTTCCTGCAAATCTTGTGCTAGTAAACGCACGGCTAAGAATTATCCACCACCTACCAATCGTAAGGGCTGTCAAGGTTTATCTGGAACACACTTTTTATCTATAAAGAATGGTGCTTTACGTAGAAAGATTGCTTTTGATCTAACTCCTGAATTTCTATGGGAATTATATTTAAAGCAAGATGGACGTTGTGCATTGACTAATATACCATTAACTCTAGATTGTTTAATTAGAAATAATAATGTAGATTGGAAATACATTACAGCATCATTAGATAGAATAGATAATACAAAACCATATATTGAATCTAATGTATGGTGGGTACATAAAACAGTTAATAGATTAAAGAATAATTATTCATTAGAAGAGCTTCTATATTGGAGTAAACTTCTTCTTGAGAAACATGGCAATCCTGATCCAAGCGTAGTGAATGCTATTACAGTAACTACGAAGGAGCAACGACTAGAGAGTGAGGAAGCTACCAATAACCTCTCCACGAGCGCCCAACAACCAGAAGATTTGTATTGGATTGAGCAAGGTAAGAGACATACAAAAGCTTTAAAAGCTAGTATAAAAGCTCACTATACTAAACTATTTGGTTGAAGATATAGTCTGATCTATATGGAAACATATAGAAGTCGAAAATAAAATGTTCGACGATAACATAAATGACAACTACAGGTATTGAACCACTGTTTGCAACTGCTTACAAACGTCGTTATCTCACAGATGGTACAAAATGGAAGTATGAATATGTTGTCGATACCACTGCCAATATATTAATTCAACAGTATGGATTAGATCCTGATAAGATTGAAACAGCTTATAAACTAAGTCATGATTATGAAAAACGAATTAGATTCCAAGCGGACATACAAGATTACGTTGACATGTCCATTAGCTCAACTATCAATCTCCCAGCTTGGGGAAGTAAAGGAAATAATGAATCTCTGGTCAACAACTTTGCACAAGTTCTTAGCCATTACGCACCCCGCTTACGAGGATTTACCTGTTATCCAGATGGAAGTAGAGGAGGTCAACCCCTTACAGAAGTAGATTACTATGAAGCTCTTAAACATAAAGGTGTAACCTTTGAGGAGAACATAGAAAGAGCGTGCTCAGGGGGGGTTTGTGGTGTCTAATTATAGAAATATCTTTATTATTAATTTCATTTCAGGTGTTTCTATAGGAATCGAATTCCCGCACTTAACAAAACAATTATTCTCCTGTGCCCTTGACTTGGGAATTATTAGGTTTGTGTTTATTCGACAATTACTATCTAAGTAAAAACAAAAAGCCTCTGTCTAAAATGACAGAGGCTTTTTTAATTAAGACCATAATTGGGGCTTTATTTTTATTGCTTATTACCAAAATTAAATAAACTCTGTACCTTTCTAGCACTTGTTGGATTATTTGGTACAGTACCACGTTTATTTGTAATATATCTAATGTCCTGATCAACTAATGCATTAAATGCACGAGTTTCTAACTGACTTTTAATAGTTTTATCAACAGCACCAAGTTCAATAAGCTCATCTAAATACTTAGGTTTAGGATTCTCATTATACAGAGTGTAGAGTCTCTTAATTTTGTTATTAATAACTCTATCTCTAAATGTATTAGCTAAGTTCTGATCTGTTCTATAACGTTCTTCAGTACTTAAGTTACCTAACCAATGTGCTGCTTGTTCTTTAGGTCCTTCCTGCATCAGAGCTTTACTCTCAGCACCAGTAGCTATCATATCAGTCTTATTGCCCATAACAGTAGTCTTGTTAGCTCCTGTTGCTTCCATAAGAGCATTCTTCATAGGACCACGCATAGACACATCAGTGATTGATTGTTTTAATTCAGCATCAGTAACTTTACCACCTAAAGCTTTTTTACCAAGAACAGCAGCACCATGAGTCATTTGTAGAGCATTGTTATGGATTGGGAACAATCTACCAACAGCAGTAGAGGCATCGTAAGCCATACTGTCTCCTTCAACTGCTGCTAGAAGGACAGTAAGTAAGTTTCCAGGTAAGGTCGAAGTTGTTCTAGCAGAAGCACCAATATCAATTCCTGTCATTCCTGAAGGAATACCATAAGCTACAAGTTTTGCAGCAGCTTCTGGATCTTCAATAACATCATCAGCTTTAACAACTCCCTGTTGAACAAGATTTAACATGGAAGGTAATTCCCATTGTGGATTTATGGACATCAATAGTTTTCTTGTTGTTTCATATTGAGTCATAATTGGACCACTGATGGCACCAGCCATAATTGTTGATACTAATCCGGCCATAATAAAGGGAGTATAAGATTTAGCTTTTGTTGGATTATCTAATATATGCTTAATGTCAGCAACCATATTACCTACAGTCATCTGACCATAAGTCTGAAGAGGACGCATACTTTCACCTATGATACCACCAAGGTTATGAAACATAGGTGCTGTTTCCCCTCTAGTATATGCAGCCATTGTTGCATCCACAGCATTCATAGCCTTTCCAACATCTTTATACTGTTCAAACATATAAGCAAAAGTCATTGTTCTGGACAGAATATCAGCAGCTTCTTGTGGTTTTCTCATAGCCACCCAATCTTTTAACCATTCAAGAACTTTATTCTCTCCTTGCATATGCAGAGTCTTAATAAACTGTGGTTCAATTACATCAGAATACTGTGTTACTTGATGTAAGGCATCCATTAATTGTGGATCTTTGGTTACTAGTTTGTATATACCTTTACCAAAATTACCCATAGTAGCAAAGGCACCAGCATCATAAGCACCATGTCTTAATGCATTTAGTGGTGATAATAACTGTGTAACAAACATACTTAAAGAAGGTAAGACTTTAACTAGGTAAAACAATCCTGTTAAATTATTCTGTATTGTTCTATACACAGCTTCATTAGGTGAGAATGTTTTTCCTGGATACATAGCTTCATATACAGCTTTGGATATTCTATCTACACCTTCATGCACAGCATCATCAAAAGCTTTTACATTATTCTTATTAGCATTTAATGCAGAGTCACGCATCTGATTCATAGCTGCCCATGTTTGAGGCTCTGTTTGCTTTAAGTTTTGTGCATTCAACAGAGGATCAACTGTATGTCTGATCTTCATACTTCTATAAGAAGATTGGAACTCTTGAATATTAGTACTTAAAGCTTGTTTAAAACTATATCCTAATTCCTCAGAGGTTTTTCCAATTTCACTTCCTTTGTAACCAGAGAGATTATCTCTATGTAAATGATGCTGACCAAACACACCACCACGTTGAGCTAGTTTAGTTTTTAAATCGTTTGAGATTGTATTTAGATTTAGATTATATTTATTTAATGCATAACTATCATAAATATCAATAATATCATTTAGACCTGGATGATTTGGAACATCTAATCTATTCTCAACAGGACCAACAGAGTATTGATTGTTTGGTAATGACGCTTCCATCTCTTTAGCCCAAGCTTCGGCAGCCACTCTAGTTGCAAAGTGCTGTCTATGGATTGTATTACCACCTACATTAATTGTAGAAAAGAAATCTCCTTGTCTTACAGCAGGAAACCAACCAGCTCTATATTGTATCTGATTCTTTTTACCTAAGCTTCTTTCTAGACCAATAATCATATCATACTGTTTCTTAAATGTATCAGCCAGTATATTAAAGTACTGTTTCTCTAGGGTAGTTAAACCTGAACCAAATTGTGCAAGAGCTTGTGGGTAATCCATACCAGCATCAAAACCTTGTTTAAATACAGAATGAATATTAGTTGCCTCTGCATTTGTCATATGCTTAACAACCATATAATAAGAGTCAGGTTTCTTAACTTTGGAAAACTTCTGCCAAATACTAGCTTGATCCCACTCTGGTCTTGTTACTCCACCAAATTGTAATTCATTGGCTTTATAAGAAGCTTCAAACTCAGCATCTCTAATCAGTTTATGAGCATGCTGTAACTTTGGATTATTAAAAAAGATTTGAGCTAATGTGGTTTTACCAAACATCTTTCTAGCTAACCACGGACCACTAGCACCAATAGCATCCAGAGCCTTCACAGAGAAGTTAGCTATATTAGGCATAGCATGTTGATCTCTAGTCCAAGCTAGAGGCTCAGAAATACCTTTATTTAATAAGTCTGGAACATCCTTATAAATCTCATATGGATTTTTATATATCTCTGCTAGAGTTTTATTAGCAAATGGATATGTCCCAGGGTTATCTAAAATTAACTTATCATTCTTTTGTGTATCCCACAAGTCCCAAATAGTTCTACCAGTCTTTTGAATTTCTTCTTTATTACCCTGTAGAATATCATTAACTATATCAGCTCTGTAGGATTCACCTGTTAGTTTTAAACCCATAGTTCTAAGAACAGAAGTCATGTTATTAACAAGAGCATGTATTTGCTTTGTAATATTGAATCGTTTATCAGAGAATGCTGATAATAGATGATCCTTCATTAAGGATTCAGAGATTCTTTCAGCAAAGTACTCATCAAAGAAGGCATGATATTTATGATACATATCAGGTCTATGGCTATTGACAAATGAAAAAGGTTCAATATTGTTTTTCTTCTGCCATTTATCAAAACCATTAACTATATTAAAGAATGTATCTCCTGTAACCTTACCTGATTGTAACCATTTGGTAAATACAATATGTCCTAGCTCATGACCTAAGTTAATAGCTAGAGTAATATTATTAAATGTATTACTATCAATACCATTAAGAAACTTCTGTAGTCTAGGATGATTCTTATAAAAAGCCTCAGCTTTACCTAAAGCATTAGTACTTAAAGTAATGATAGAAGTGTTACCACTGAACTTAACTTGTGTGGTTTCACCAAGAACCACAAAGATTTTATCTTTACCTAATCCTGTACCCCACAAATAAGTATCAATAACATTCTGAAACTTAGGAAACTGTTCAAGTAATCTGTTATCAACTTGTATCTCATGCTTTGTTGACTTAGTAAATAGTTGTGGATTATCAGTAAAGTCTCTAGCTACATTATCTGATCCAGCAAGGATGTCATCAATGGAATCATATTTGTTGAGACGAACAGGTGCATCCTGTAATAGTTCAGGATTGATTGTAGGTAGTTCATCTACAGGTTTGACAGCTTCTTGTTGTGCTTTGTACTTAGCATCAATATCATCTAAAGATTTCATCAATTGTGAAACTTTGTCTTTCATTCTGTTAATGGATTTTCTACCACTTTCAGAAACAGGACCAGTATTCTCAATATTGCTAATACGTTTGTTTAAATTGTAAATCTGCTTGGCTGTATTCTTTTTAAATGTATTTAATTGCTCTGGTGTAATTACTGTCTCGGGTTTAGCTTCAAATGGAGTCTCTAATGACTTATAATAAACCTCACTTAATGCATCAATCTTATCTTCTATACTTTCTTTCTGTTTACGTAAAGATACTTCGTAATCATTGTCGTGAGAACCAGCGGAAGCAGTACTCTCACGCATCTCAAATAATTTATTTTCGATTCTATCTAAAATAGATGAAAGTTTATCTATCTGATACTTTATTTGTGTATTTAATTTAGGATCACCTAGTTTGTATTGTGGTCCTTCTGGTATTCTAGTAGGACCAGAAACAGGAGTGTCATCATTTCTAGTAAGATTAATAATACGTTCTTCTTCAGCTAAATTTGCCGCATCTCTTTCTGCTTGTCTAATTGCATCCCAATCATAAGCAATACCAGAACCATCAGTAACAGTATTTCTTTCCTTTGGAAAGTTAGCCATCAGATCGTCTATAGCCTTCGTAGAGAGGCTTTCTTCTACTGGCTTAGGGGTAGGTA